CTCAGTTAACCATTTAAGTAGCTCAAACTCCACCCATCGCTCTTGTCCAGATACTACACCCATTCGTCCATCAGCTATTAAGCCCTGTGCGTAGCCTGTCGTAATCCCCGGATCTAAAGCTACTACCTTAATAGTCATTCTTTACTTTTATATCAAACTGTTTATGGTGAATTCGCCATAATCTTCTATCTGAACGTTTCTTTTCAATCTCGAGAACTAGTTTTTCATCTTTGTCTGCGTAAATATGAACAAACACGATATTCTTGTCTGCTGCGTCGTAGTTCCACTTAACGTCGGTTATCATCAGCCCCACCTAGCAATTAAGTCTGCCGCGCCTGTGCGGTGTTGCTTAATCCACTGTGCCCAAATATCTCCTCTATCGCCCTTCTGTTCATAGCCTGGTTGTGAAACCTTTAGAATATCAAAGCCTCTAGGTTCACCATAATCATCGAAAGCTACAATCTGTTCAACTACTTGAGTTTTTACCTTCTTGGGTGGATTAAGGAGTCTGTTGATATAATCTGTATCAAGCACTTTACTAGTCATTTTGTACCTCGGTTTTTGGGACTGCTCTACGTTAGTGGAGCTAGGATCGCAGGCTCTAAGGTATGATTCAGCGTACCGTATTGGGGTCGTCACGGCGCTCCGTTCAGCTACCGACAGGGACAGAACGGGTAATCCTAACAACTAGGTTATCGAGATAGTCTAAATGTCTTGTTATTGCGTAACCTAGCTCTTCTCTGCCTGAACCTTCTTCAACTATTTTATGTACGCGATTTTCTATGACCCATGCCATAGGCGTCGGGTAATCCCTGTGTCTATGAAAGTTGGCATTATGGCCCTTCTTCATATTGCAAGGCTTACCCGACCTAGTTGGGTGTCCACAAAGTTCAACCATCATAGGTACCCTAGCGCAGACAGGATATGCTCTACATAGAGTTTGGTCATGGGATGAAGCAACATACCTTGTTCATTTTTTGAATACCATTCTTTTATATCCCAATGTCCTGTAATAGCTCTACCTGCTCCCATCCAATCTGCTACCATTTCACGTACCAATGGTCTAGGCATCTCAAATGCAGATCGCGTACCATTTTCGTGCATTAATACCCAATGGAGCCAGTGGTGCGGATTGTTATGTAAGTGATGTAACCAGCCTCTTTGAAAAATATCTTTTGTTTCTTCACGAGGCTTTCCTGAATAAAAGCTTGTAACGTATGCGTTCCACTCAGCAGGTGAAAATTTAGAATAGTCATGAATGATTAATCTCCACAATGGAGCTTTTGTCTTTAAGCCTGCACGAAATACGAACCATTTATGCCGCAGTACGTAGTTTAGATACTTAAGATGTGGTTTCATCTTTACCTTCATTTGATTTCATTAAGCCAATTACCCATGCAACTGTTGACCAAAAAGCATCAATAAATGAAGCTTCTTGTTTGGCGCCTAAATAGACCTGTGCAACCATCCGACCAAAATCTGTGTTTCCTTGTTTGTTCTCAATGTCGTCTATTGGATTGGTCACTCGTAAATCTCGCCGTATACAAACGATGCTGGTCCAATAATAGTCTTATGGAATCTAGTCTCAAAATGTTGTCCAGTTAGTTTGCTCATTAGCACAGCTACAACCTCGTCGGCTACTCTACCACAAGTATCTGGATCAAGCACGTCTTTCATAGTTACTTCCCCATCAGCAATAGGGCGATCATCCTCGTCAATCCCCTTCATAATTGCTTGGCGAATATCCTCTCTAAGTGCCATTATACTGCCACCTTCCCGATAATAGTTTCTCGTCTAATTGGTGCATACGTTAATGGAGTTATTAATATCATCTCGAATACAAGAATTATGTAATTGCCTACTCGACGCGTATGCCAATTATATGGTCGTTCTCCATATTTGTCTGTTAATCTTATCATGCTGCCACTCTCTCTATCTCTAATTCCTTTAATTCACCCCAATTTTCACCTATTGATATATCGACCGAGAATGGTAGATCATCCCAACCTAACTGTTTAACTGCCTGAGCCTCCATAACGTTCTTCATAGTGTTCGCGACAAAAATAGCACTACTAGCAGGGACGTCAGCAACGATACTATCGTGTACGGTCGCCACGATCCGTATGCCACGATCAACAAGCTCGCATAGAGCACTAATAGTAAACCAAGCAGCAATGTTTTGTGGGAGAAAGTTGACAGCCTCTCTTTCAATATCTCCAATATTATCATCGGTAATAAGATGGAATCTACGCTTATGTCCAAAAGGTGATTGTACCAAGCCCTCTTTGCGCGCACGTTCCTTAACCTCTTTCGTCCATTCTAGTAGTGTCGGAAACTCTCTCCACCAATCGTCAATATAAGCCTGTGATTCTTCTGCTGGAATATGGTACATCTGTTGGAATGCAAAAGCAGACTGCCCGTATGTTATACCGAAGTTTTGGTTCTTTGACCAAACATATTGTTCTTTAGTGTAATTGTCGCCGTAGAACCTTGCTGCTCGTTCTTTATGGAGACTTCTACTAGAGTCTCTGTATATTGCGAGAAGGTTAGCATCTCCACTAAGTCTTGCACAGGTTCTAAGCTCTGCTTGGGAGAAGTCTGCGCTGATAATAACATTTCCCGGAGAAGGAAGAAAAAGTGTGCGTATGCCCGGAATCTCTTCATATCCTTCTCTGATAATGTTTTGGAAGTTAGGATCATTGGAACTAGTCCGTCCTGAGACAGTTCCGCAGGGATTAAAGTTACAGTAAAGCTTTCCATCTTCAAGTGTCCTTATTGATAGACCTTCAAGGTATCGACTTTTTATGTCTTGAATCTTCTTATATCTCTTATGTGTATTAGACCATTTAACTAACTTTTCTTTGTACTCGGGCTTGCAAGAAAAATCTCCGAGTTCAATAACCTCCCGAACTTCCTTACCAGTGGAAGTCGATAGTTTCTTTTTGCCAGTATCTCTAAGCTTGTGCCTAAGTCCCCATTCACCGTAGAGTATGGCTTGTAGTTGCTGTGCAGAATTTGGATTAAGAAGTTCGTGGGCGGTGATTTTTCTTTCTTCATCTGTTAGCTCCATGATGCGCGGAATAGCCTCGCGCTCGTTAATGTTGCAAGCCTCTTCTACGTCGAAGTTGAATCCGTTGAGTTCAACTGTTCGGAATCTTTCTGAGGCATGGAGCAATCGCTCATATACACCACGTACACTTCCTCCCCTATCGGTATCCAACTGAGGATTGAGCAATTGAAAGAGTTGAAGAGTGCCCGCGGTATCCCAGCCATTATATTTGTAGAGTTCATACTCGGAGTGTTTCTTCTCAGCATCAGTTTTGCCCTTAAACTCGCCGGTCTTTTTGAAGTGTTTAACACTATCGGGTTCATAGTCAGGCCAACCAAATTTTGTAGATAAAAGGTATTCTAGTGAATGATACCCTGGTCGCTCATCTAGCACATAACTCATATAGTATGTATCTTCGTCGATTCTACCTTCAATATTGTTTAGCCAGAGGACTTTGGTGTCGCTTTTACCATTGTGCCATGTGTAGGTGATGTCATTTGACTCAAGAAACTGTCTAGCAAGTTGTTGAAATGATCTGTTGCTCCAAGGCTGTAAGCCAAAAACGATAGCCTTTTCGCCGCGTTTACTAAACCCAGAACAAACGATTTCTCTTCCTCGCCATTCCAAGTCTGCGGCAAGGGTAACTCCTCTAATATCTCTAAGCCATTGTCCAATGGTACTGATAGCTTTATCTGCGTCATTGATTATCTCCACTTCGGGGAATATAGGTGGTGGCGGTGGATCAAATGCGCGGCGGAAATCTTCCACCATATCAGGGTATTTGTCTGAGTCACGTACTACTATTGCAGGATTGTTAGTGACGATAACTCGTTGTGCAACTCCTGAACTAGAAGTTCTTCTATGTACGAAGGGTCTTGCAGTAAAGACGGCTCTATATCTTGTGAGTGCTGTTGTGGCTTCTGTTCCTCCCGCGATAACGAGTTTACAGTCTTTGATCTCGTTTTCCAACCTCGGCCTACAAGCTTCGATAGCCTCTCTAGGAGGATCGTCGCTCCTGCAAAGAACGATATTCGTAGTAAGAACGTCCTCACGTTTTACCCCATACCTTCCAAGTAAGTGATCTAATACTGCGCCTGCTCCACGTGGATTAGCAAATGGCTTACCTGCCATAATGTCGTACTCACCCGGCGACCTACTAACGAACGCAACAGGCGAATCAGGCTTACCGCACGTAGGCGCAAAAGATGCGTCCTTAAGTGGGCATTCCTGACAGTTAGCTAATGGGGCTTTGGGTTCCATATAGTTCTTTTATTTTTTGGATTTTACGATCTAAGTACCATCTAGCTTTTTCTAAATCAGTGAGTTTATCCGAACTATTCTTCCTACCAGCCCTAGCGATATATTTAACTGTATTACCTAGATGAAACCCTAATTCCCAATCTTCAATAACGTCAATGACCTCGAAATTACCAAATGTGTAGTGAGGAGGATGATCTACTTTCTCAGAGAGGTTGTCCATCAGGACCTAGGAGTCGCTTGTCGGGAGTAACGATACCAAGTGCTTGATTTGCGCGAGCTTGCTTAAGCTGCGGAGCGACGCTTTCGAGGATACCTTCCATAGCACTAATCTTACGTTCCTGCCATCGTACCTCTACTGCTGCACGATCAATGATATTCGCTTCGCTTAATACCTCTAATAAAGTTTCCATCCAAAGAAGTACATCGAATGGGTCAACCTGCATACCCTGTGTAGGTGGAACACCTGCCATAGCATATGCTTTGATGATACCATACGGAACCATCAAAGCATATG